AAGATCCGGCCGTGGGCTCTCGGGCCGCGTCGGGCAGGATTTGCCACGGTCAATTACGGAGCCTTGTAATGGATCCGGCCAACATTCTTTCATTGCTCCAAGGGCAGGCGCCGGTTCAGCCGGCGAATGTCCTTCAGACGATCATGGGACCGTCACCGGAACAGGTGAATAACGGTCTTCCCGGAATGGATGCCTCTCCCCCGGCACCTTCGCCCGTAATGGCCGCGGCAAATGCTGCGAGCCCACCGATGCCTAAGAAGCGCCGTTCACTGCTCGATACTATCGGACGAATTTCGGACGTGCTCGCGACCGTCGGAGGGGCCCAAGCGCTTTACCAGCCGACATTGGACGCACGCGAAGATCGTTCCTTGGCGCTTGGCGATCATGACCGCAAAGTCAACGCCGAAGAAATTGCACTCGCGACCAACAAATTCGCGCTCGGGGACGCGCAGAATGTACGGCTCGGGCAAGCCGCTCGTGGCCTTCAGGCAATCAAAGCTTCCGGCGGCGATATCACGAAAGCGTGGCCCGTGATTGCGCAGCGGATGCAGCTTGATCCGGCGACGGTCGAATCAGTCGGCCAGGCGCTCGCGACGAACCCAACGGCGCTTGACGGACTGATTGCGGCAACGACGGATCCGAAATACGACCAGAGCAAGTACGGCGGCAGTGTCGTATATGGCAAAGATGCCAACGGAAATCTCGTTGCTTACCAGCCGAGCTTAGGTAACGATTCCGCCCGCAACATTTTGCCGGATGGCGTCACTCCCATCGATCCGTTGAAATTTGTCGATACTGGTAACGCACAAGTCGGCGTCGGAACGCGTTCGGGCTCACCCGTACGGATCCTGCCGAAGTCGGCAACGCCGGATGCACGGCTCGGTGCCAACACTCGCCTGACGATTTCTCGAGAAGGCAATGTTTCACGTGAACGCACCGCGGCAATGAAATCCGGGACGAACAAGGCCGGCGATCCGGCGATGATCGAAACGGCGCAAGGCAATTTGGATGAGCTTCGAGGCATCTATAACGACCTGAATCGTCGGGGTGCGATGGTTTCCCCAAAGCAAGCGGCCGACAAAAACGTAGTTGCGCGCATCCGTGCGTCGGGCATCGGGCAAACGCTCGAAGGGGCTGTTGGCACGGAAGCACAGACGCAGCGGGACCGCATCGCCTCGATCCGTCCGCAGCTTATGCAATCGCTCGCCAAGGCTACCGGCATGACCGGCAAGCAACTGGACAGCAACGCGGACGTCAAATTGTTCATGCAGACAGTTACCAATCCGGCCGCGTCCTACGAAGCCAACATGGCCGCAATCGATGGCTTGGAACGGTTCCTGAAGGCGAATGCAAAAAAGCCGGTCGTTGCGCCACGTTCAACCCCTGTCCGTCCGCGGCCGAAAGCGAATTCCGGCGGATGGTCAATTGTCGGGGTCAAATAAGTGGCAACCTACACGGTAAAAGCCCCGGATGGAAAAACGATCACACTGCAAGGGCCGGACGGCGCTTCGCAGACGGATATCATTGCCCAGGCACAGGCGCTTTACAAACCTCGCGCTGCTGCGGCGCCGAAACCGGCCGCACCAAATCCACTTCTTCAAAAATACAATGAAATTCGGAACGGGCTGGCGGCGAAAGTCACGGACCCGAAACAGCGAGAGTACGTGCTTAGCCGCTTCGATGCGGATCCCCGCACGCAATCGCTTCGTAAGGCGGCTGGCCTCGCGCCGGTATCGACCGCGAAACAGGAAGTCCAAGCGATTGCGAAGAAATCGCAAGCACAACGTATTCGGGATGCCGGTGCCGACGTCGGTAAAGGGTCCACCGGATTTCAGAGCGCGTCGGCCGGCATCGCTCGGGGAATGTTCGGCATTCCGGAAATTCTCGCTGCGGCCGGTGAGCGTTTTCTTCCGAGCGCAATCACGGGCAACAATACCGATGCGAGCTTCAGCAATATCCTTCAGATGATCCGCGCCAAAGATGATGCGGCGATTGAAGCGCATCCCGCGGCCGGACTTGCCGGTGAGCTTGGCGGCGGCATTGTCGGTGCCGGGGCGACGGGAAAGCTGTTGATGGGCGGCGCATCGCGTGTCGCCGCTACCGGTGCACCCGCAGCCGCTCGGGTGGCTCGCGCTGTGCAGGAAGTCGGTACGCTCCGCAAAGGGCAGAAAGCAGCCAATGCAGCTAAGCTTGTGACGGCCGGCGCCGCGGCGGGTGCCGCACAGGCGGCGGGAACCGGACAAAATCCCGTTGTCGGAGCCGTCGAAGGTGCGGCGACAGTCCCGGCTGTTGCTGGCGGCTTCAAGGTCGCTCAGGTTGTGACGCGGCCGTTCCGTGACGTTCTGCGGCTATCGAGCGCCGGCCGGATCCTGTCACGCCTGACAACGGCAACACGTGATGCGCTTGAACGTCGTGCGGACGCCTATCGAGCCGCGACCGGCGCGGAGCCGACGCTGTTTGAATTGCTGCCGCTCGCCGACCGGAACAAAATCCTGAAAACTGCCGTGGTTGGCAAGGATAATGTCGTTGAACAAACGTCGAATGCCATCCGTCAGCGCGCTCAGAATCTCGGGCCGGAAATGTCGGCTCGGGCTCGGCAAATTCTTCAGCCGCAGCGTGATTTCATCGAACAAGGTATCCGCCGTGACATAGCGCAGGCGCGCGGCGGACAACTGGCGCCAGGCGATGAAGAAATGATCGCGAACGCGATGGAGAGCCCAACCGATATGCTTCATCTTCGCGATGAAGAGGCGCGGGCGATCATGGCGCCCCACGATGCTACGCCGGTCGCGGCCAATCTCGAAGACGTCTTTCCGCAAGTGCCGGGACCGAACGGCACGGCCATGAGCACGGATCCCGAAGTGGAAACAGTCATTCGGAATGTTGCCGGGCTCGTGCGTCGCAGGGCGCCGAATGCGGGCATTACAGCCGGCGATATCACAGACATGATTTCGAAGCTGCGGCCGATGCTCGGGAACGGTGGGAATGATGCCTTGGTTGCCGAACGCGCCATCAATCACCTTCATGACGTCCTAGACACCCAGGCGCCCGATGCCGGCGCCGCGGCTCGCCAAATGCGCGATGCTTATGCCGCTCGTTCGCGCATGGCGGAAGGAATGGACGTCGGACACGATACGACGCTCCGCAATGATATTCAGGTGGGGACTAGCCGCAACCGAGCACAGAAAGTCCGGAATGCTTTCGACACGTCGGAAGGCGCCGCCGGCCGGTCACTCGGGCAGGGAAACAAAATCGTCGGCGATCTTGGCGGCTCGCCGGAAGAAGCGTTGCGCGCCACGGTGAAGCAAAGTCGGGGATCGACCACCCGGCCGCTCGCACAGAACATCGGCGCCCCGGAAGCCGAGCAATTAGCAACGGCCGCTCGCGCGCAAGATGAGAGCGCGCAGGCGCTTGCTTCAGCGTCGAATAAGGCACAGTCGGGCTCGGGCGACGGCGCGGACGCAGAAATGCTCGTACAGGCTATCGCTGGCCTTCATCCGTCATCCTTTATCACGACCAAGGCTGGCGCGATGCGTAAGCTCTTGGACATGACCTATATCCCGGAAAATCGTGCACGAACCATCGTCGATATGATTTTCTCGCAGGATCCCGCTTTGCGCGAGCGTGCGCTTCGAGCGGTTGGAAACGAACCCAATGGTGCGACCTTCCTCAAATATCTCGTCGGCACTGCCGGTGCGACCGCGGCGAATGCTCATCCTTCTGACGCTCTTCCGCAAACCGACATGAGCGAAGACAATACGCCTTCCGCGGAGAGGGATATTGCGAGATTGGAGGAAGTCCCGGCGTCGGATGAAAAACAGCCCGCGGACACCGAAGGGGACGAAAACGAAAGCCCCTATGCGGCCGATTTGCAGCAAATTTACGACTCCGAAAGCCCCGAACTTCTGGATTTGATTTCCCGCGTAAAAGCGCAGGAAAGCGGCGGTCAAGGGCAATCGGCTGTCTCACCAAAAGGCGCCATTGGCGTTATGCAAGTCATGCCGGAAACGGGGCCGGAAGCCGCGGCGCTCGCCGGGGTGCCATGGGATCCTGAAGCTTTTCACAATGACGCGGCCTATAATGAATTGCTCGGAATCGCGTATTTATCCGAGCAACTACGCAAATATGATGGCGATGTGGAACGGGCCCTAGCGGCGTACAATGCCGGACCGGGACGCGTGGATGCCTCGCTGAGCACTCACGGCGACAATTGGCTGTCCGCGATGCCTGCTGAAACGCAAGATTATGTTTCTAGGATTGGGTAACATGCCGAGTGAATTTTTAGGGGTGGCACCTTGGGTCATTGTCACGGCTATTTTGTCGTGGATTGGTTCGGCATTCGCCAACCGTGAAAAGGCCAAAAAATACGCTATCGAGCACGCGGACAGGCTCGAAATGCATCGTGACGATTTGACCCTGCAAATTATTTCCAGGGGCCGGGAAGAATTGGCACTGGCGCGGATCGAAGTATCCGATATGCGCGAGGAAGTCCGAAAACTTCGCGCAATGGAAACGCACTTTTTCCATTTTCAACAATCACTCGATCATCTCGAAGCTCTTCTCACTGCGAGCACTACCGAAGAACGCATGGTAGCCGAACGCAACGCACGAGCTTTTCTTACCCGCATGCGGCGGCTGAATGAAGCCAAAGGCACGATCACTAATGAAGTGCAGCGCATGGCTTCGGAAATTTCGATTTTGGACCAAAACCAAAACAGGGATCCAAGAAATGCCTAACGGACGATATTCCCAAGCGCATTTGGACGCTCTTGCACAGCAGCAAGGCTTCAAGGATTTCGCTCAATGGTCCGCATGGAATGCTCAGCGGCAGCGGACTGTCTTGAGCGGAAATCCGACTGTGGACACTCCCGGCGGTGCACCGCCTCAAAATTGGTTGCAACACCTTTTAAGCAGCATTCCAATTCACCCGTCATATTTGCTTGGCAAGGTTAATGACGCCTTCACCCAGGCCGGCCAATAATGTTGACTGATAAGGAAATTTTCGATGCGATCCGGGAGCGCCGCGGCGTCGGGTTTTCCGATGACGACGTTAAGGCGATCAATGCTATTTTGTATCCGCATGGAATGCCCGGCGCGGCAACGTCGCCGCTGGTATGGGGAGCCAAGGTGTCCCCGGAATTCCGCGCCAAAGTGCGTGAGATTTCGGGGCGCCTTGGATGCGCGCCAGATGATTTAATGTCTTGTATGGCGTGGGAAAGCGGCCGGTCGTTCGATCCCGCGAAGAAAAATCTGGCTGGTTCGGGTGCTACCGGGCTCATTCAATTCATGCCGGATACCGCCGCGGCGCTCGGGACGTCCACGACTGCGCTCGCACGGCTCACGGCCGAACAACAGCTTGATTGGGTTGAGAAATATTTCCAACCCTACAAGGGCAAGCTCGCTACGCTCGCGGATCTTTATATGGCGATTCTGTGGCCGGCCGGTGTCGGCAAACCCATGGAATATGTGCTATGGGACCAGCGCACTCGACCAACGACTTTCCGTCAAAACGCCGGGCTCGATATCAACCATGACGGCGCAATCACCAAAGCCGAGTGCGCCGCAAAGCTGTACGCGATCAAGGCTGAAGGGCAGCGTCCGGAGAATGTAGCATGAAAGCTTTCTTCACTGCTTTCTTTGAGCGCGTACTATCGCCGCAGACGGCGCGCTTCATTCTCGCGTTGCTCGCGCTTGCCGCAGCCGTCTTCGGCGCCAACAAATTGCTCGACGTCAAGAACAAGCTCGACACAAGCCAGGCGGCGGTTTTCGCGGTCGGGCAGCTTTTCGCGCTCGCTTCACTGGCATTCGGCTATTATTTCGGATCCACCGCTAAGCGCGACGATGAAACGCCAACTGTGAAAATCGACCAGCCCGCGAATGAACCGGTTCCGGTCGAAACTCAGGAGAAATAGAATGCCGCCGCTTCCTCCGTTCCTTGCCAAATACGGGCTCTATATCGGACTTGCGCTGCTTGTCGCACTCGTACTTGGGCTCACCTATTGCCAAGGCCAAAAAGCCGGCAAGTCCGGCGAAGTCGTAAAAGAGCAACAGCGGACAATCCAAACGCAAGCCGAAGTCGGCAACGCCAACGAAAATGCGGCGGCTGCGCGAGTATCCGATGCGACCAAGGCCGTTCAACAAGAGAAGGAATTGACCAATGCGCTACACGCTACGAACGATCCTGATAAGCAGCGCGCTTTGCGCGGCTGTCTCATCATGCGCCAGCAGGGTAGAGACACAAAAAACATTCCCGCCTGTAGCAGACTTGCAGCCGGCCATTGAGCCTGCTTATCCGGCCGAAGCGCTTCAGTCAGGACCGGCCGGCGATGCGGCCGAAAAGGCGTGGTGGAATTCGGTCCTGATTTGGGGCCGCGGGGAGCACTCGAAAGTTGTTCGCGTCTG